CATCAACCCAGGCGATGAAGCTTTCATCTACAACGGTAAGATGAAGCGCTTCTACTCGACAGCTGCTGCCGGTACGGGTACGACCGACCTTCCAGGTGGTCGTCCAGGCGATGGTCAGCCAGTTACCTATCCACCACAGCTCGCATCCTCGATCACTGACGGCTTTGCCGCTCGTACCGAGGACTATGAAGGCTACGGCGGCCGTTCAATGCGTCTCTCCATGATGAAGCAGTCGGTTACCGTTGGTACCCGTAAGCTTCAAGCTCGTTGGACCATGGAAGCAGCGCAGGACATGCAGGCAACTCACGGTATCGACATCGAGTCCGAACTGACCGCAGCACTCGCAGCAACCATCGCTCACGAAATCGACAACGAAATCCTGACCGACCTGCTGGCTCTGGCTTCGACGACTGCAACGTTCGACTTTGCAGCTCCAAACCCAGGTTACAACCCAACCTACATTGGTGACCGTTACGCTGAACTCGGCGTTCTGATCAACAAGATGGCAAACGAGATTGGTGCTCGCACCAAGCGTGGTCCAGGTAACTGGATGGTTGGTGGCCACCTGATCACCTCGATCCTCCAGTCTGGTTCCCGCTCGGTCTTTGCACCAGCAATCTCGGGTACCTTCGCTGACCCAACGGGTAACCGCCTGGTCGGTACCCTGAACGGCGCGATCAAGGTCTACACCTACAACTGGGGTCTGAACGACAACTACGACCTGCTTGCAGGTGACAACAACGCAGCAGGCGCCAACGGTGAGGACATCCTCCTGGGTTACAAAGGCGGCGCTTCGGAACTGGATGCAGGTTACTTCTACTGCCCATACATCCCTCTGATGTCGACCGGTATCGTGATGGACGCGAACACCTTTATGCCTGCTGTCTCGCTCAGCACTCGTTATGGTAAAGCTACCTTCACCAATCAGCAGACGAGCTTCGGTAACTCAGCTGATTACTATGCGCGCATACTTGTCAAAAATGTGGCATTCAGCTGAGATTACTCTCAGTAAATAAAGCCAGCGAAGACTGGCAGTTCTTAAAAAAGCCCGCTTACGCGGGCTTTTTTATGCCTGACGCTTTTTCTTTAGAGGTTTTCCAGGTAGCCATCCTTCTCCAGGCCATTCGTGCTTACAGACGCAAATCCCATCTTTGTGCCAGAACTTTCTGCCAATTTTTGACTTTGCAATATTCGCACAATGCTCTTCAGAGAATTCTAAACCTATATGACCTTTTGACTGATTTGCACGTGCTTCGTCTGAAAGTTTCTTTCCAGTCAGTGAAGCAATCATTTTTCTAACTGCCTCCTCAGGTTTCTTTTGACCTTTCTGCCAGACAGACATCTTGGCTTTCGTTTCCTCACTATGCTTCTTATCCTTCATCGTGGGCATGTTGCCCATCGTCTCATTTAGAAAATCTTTTCTGCTCGTGACTTTCATCCTACGAAGAACATGTTTTTCCCACAGCATCGCCTTCTCTGCAGTGTCGAAGGTTTTCCGAATTTGAATGATGTCAGGATCACCATGTTCAGCTCGCACTTCAGCCACTCGCTTTGACGAAGTGAAATACGTTTGCCAGAAGTCAGAAGGGTGGCAGCCTTTTCCATAACGTGAACCATAGTAGAAAAGGCCAAGCTTCGACCAACCAATAAAATAAGTGTATGTAACGTAGTCCATAGCTTATTATAACAACTGGCAAAACCCGTACCTCACATTATTAGGACAGAAATGAACGCAATTTTCACTACCACCAATGGAAAACAATTCTATGTCAAGGATTTTCGCCACCTGTACGTGACTATCAAAGATGACTCTAAGTTCGAGGACTTAACGAATGTGCTTCGCGATTTTTTTTCGACTGTGGCTGAAGTTTGTTATCAAATGCCAGACACCTCTATGGCTGGGAAAACATTGAAAGATGGGAAATGGGTATATGATACTATCTTCACTGAATTCGTGCTCCTCAATGGCGGCGTGAACAAAACTATTGCTGAGATTCAAGATGATATTCGGTCCTATCTCCATTCGAAAGGGCTGATTACTCTCAATGTAGAAGTACAGAAATTGACACATTGATTATGATCTGCACTTCCCCATGTTTTCCAAAATGCTCGAACGAAGCAACGACTGAGCTGCTCTCCCTGAACGGTGCCCACCTCGGTTTCAACTGCGATGAGCACATCAAGCCATTGCGGTTCGAGAAGGTCGTCGTGCATGGCCAGGTACTCAACCCAGAGTACAAGAAAGTGGAGCTGAAATGAGAATACGCATGCATAGCGGTGGTTATTTCGAATCACATGATACTGAGGAAAGGATAATCCCAACTATGGACGCGGTGAAGGATTATCTAATTCGTCATGGCTGGCCCGAAGCAGCCACTTCACCCATCACGGTTAGTCTATGCCATGCGGAGTTCAAACATGGCTGGAATAGACATTATATCGTCAAGGTGCATGGTGTTGGGAATGCAGCTTTCACAGATGAAGCTTTAAAAGGATAGGTTCCTTTGTGTACATTCAGCCCGACCAATTGTATAATGGTGTTAGGTCAACTAGAGTGAGAGGGCTATCATGTCGCACAATGGAAGTGGAATTCATAAACGTGGTTTCGCCAGCATGCCCAGGGAGGAAGTCGTGAGGATCGCCGCGTCTGGTGGTAAGGCGGCTCAAGAGCAAGGGCGTGCACACAGGTTCACGTCGGCAGAAGCCAGCATCGCCGGTAAGAAGGGCGCAGAAGTTCGCAAGGCCAAGAAACTGGCGGAACTCGTGAAATAAAAACGTTGTACATCTCCTTGATTTGGTAGTATAATTACTCTATCAAATCAAGGAGAACAACATGGAAAACTTCGAAGGCTACAACGTACTCTACATGCTCCGTCAGGCAAGGATGCCCTTCTTCCACATGGGAATGTATCCGGCCTACACGCTGAAGGACGGCGAGGTGGTCCGTGATCACTCTCAGAAGACCTTCGAGTTCCAGCGTGACATGCGCGAGCTTGAAGAGCTGATGCAGTTCGTCTCGTCGCGGGTTGAGCGCGGCATGAAGGTCCCGGAAACGTGGAAGAAGAAGCTCCGTGTGGAAGGTCTTGCTGCCATCATCGCAGCTGAGAAAACGAGCTCGACCTATAAGGAGTGGGCAGAGCACTACTACCGTGCACTTCGTTTCCTCTCGACCTACATGGCATAAGGGGACTACCATGAAAATCGTTCCATTTGTCCGCTTTGACCTTCAGTTCAGCGCAAGCGAGCTGTCACGCCTGATCGCCCTGCTTAACCTGGGCAGGACCCAGCTCGGGACAGGAGATGCCTACAACGAGGCGTCGAAGATGATTGACGACCTCGAGAAGGAGCTCGAGAGATATCAGAGACTTTGATATAATCTCCTGGAAGGGAACCTCAGTAATGGGGTTCCCTTTGTCGTTTCTGGGGCTTATAATGGTACTCACTATAGGAGCCCTGACGATGAAGATTCAATCTCGCCCTGCTGTAGAAGAAAGCCCAGTGATGACGGTTGAGGCTCTCAAGGCCTTGCTTGAAGCTGGCGCAAATAGATACATGAATTTGACCGAGGCGGCCTATGCAGTTGACGGCATGATGCGCCTGCTCGAGATACAAAAGAAGGTGATTGCGTATCGAACCGCAAGAAACCCAAATAGTGGGACCATTATCGTTGATGTCATGATGGACTCGAGCGCAGTTCATACAATTCAAATAACGTATTCATGATGAGGTACCTTACCATAGTTCTGCGTGTGCCTGATGACTACAAGCCTGAAGAAATCAACCATCCTTATTTCTCAGCGGCAAGTTGGAGCCACGCGCTAGATATTCGTGACAGCTACAAGGCGGATGCAGAGCGTTACCGCTGGTTAAAGGAGCAGTTGGACGCTCCTTGGTGGTTGACGACCAATCGTGCACCGCACATTGAACAGTACCCGCATCAAGACAATGACCTTGTGAGGTACCCGCAGATCAAGGATGTTGGCCTTGATGCAGCAATTGACTTTGCTCGAGAACATCCAAGGAACAATCTAAAGTGAATGAAGACTTAATAAGGCTCGTCGACCTCATTGGCCGCGCCTTCTGGCAAAGGCTTGCCGCTGAGCCAGACAAGAAGGGACTGTTGGTCCTAATGGGGATTGGCGGGTTTAACATTCCTAATCCGCGGTTTGACAAACCTGGTTGGGACTTTTTCTGTCACATGATGAGGGAACGCCACAACATCGATGCCTTCTTCAACCAAGGCGAAGATGATGACCACGCGCTGCTGTACGAGCGCGGCACAATAGAGCACCCTCCGACTTTATCAGAGGAGCAGGTTGATGCGATCAAGTGCAACACTAAAGCAAATGAGAAACTAGCAGAGGCTGAGTTTCAGAAGTTAATGAAGAAAATAGCAGGCCATTAAATGACACCAAAACTTCCTCCTAACCCCTGGACGATCAGCGATCAGCGTCAGCAGTTGCTTAACACAACGTGGCTGCAGCATAGAAAGCTGCACCACGCTGACGTGCTTCATGCGATT